AATTATACGAAGCAATGAAAGAAGAGAGAATTAAAAGAGCCGCTCTTCTAAAGGAAGTTGCATAGTATGAAAAAAAGATTTGGTAAAAAGGATCGTGAAAAAATAATTAACGATTACCTTAATCAAACAGGCAGGAACAGTTATGTTCCTGCTGAGTTTGTCGATTGGATTCAAAACAAACCAGATCATCCTGTTTATAAATTGTTCGGTTTTGGAGATGATGAAAAGATGGCTTTAAAATATCGTATCCAAATGGCTAGACAATTTGCTACAGGTTGTAAAATTACAGTTCAATATAGGGATTTACCGACAGAGACAGTAGATGTAACTGATTCTATTACGGTAGAGGATGCAAAGGTTGTTCGGTTTCCAACATTTATTTCACCTATTGACAATCGAGCTCAAGGTGGTGGTTATCAAAAGTTTGATTTGGACAATCCTGATACTGTTAAAGAATTATGTCGTCAAGCATCAAGAGAATTAAATGCTTGGATAAAAAGACATGAAGGTATTTGTACTCTAAAAAATATTGACATTGATACATTGTCAGAGGTTGCTGACTCATTAGAATCAGAAAGTGTTTCTAGCGAAGCTAGTTAAACTTTTGTCCTGTGTCGAGGTGGGGTCAGGTCAGTTAGGCATATGTAGCGTTGGGTTATGTTAAGGCAGTTGCGTTAATGTTAGGTCGGACCAGCTACGGTTGGCTGTGGTGAGTTTTGGTGGTTTGAGTTGGGGTATGTTCTGTTAAGACAGTTACAGTTGGGGTTGGGTTTGCTTGGTTCAGTTGGGGTCAGTTAAGGCAGTTGTGGATATGGCGAGGAGAGTTGCGTTCAGTTCAGTTGCGTTTCGGCAGTTGTGGTCTTGTTAGTTCGAGTTGGGTGCGTTACGATGTGTTGTGTTACGGCAGTTGGGGTGAGTTGCGATATGTTACTTTGGGGTGCGATAAGCTCAGATAAGTTCGGTTATGTTACGGCAGTTTAGCTGCGGTCAAGTAAGCTCCGTTTTTGTATGTTGAGATGAGGTGCTTTGTGCTGAGTTGCGTCACGTTATGGCAGTTGAGTTCTGTTATCTTGGGGAGAGGTGCGATTAGTCATGTTTAGGCTGTTCTGGTAAAAAACGGCTTTATATAAGAGCCGTCAGCGGGGTCTATTGACATATCCGTGTATGTTTATACCCTGTAAATATAAGGTTTTTTGAGTTTCTAGCGTCAACACCTCGATGTGCGTTAGGACTACGTTTGGGAAGTACGTAGGACGCAAAACTTCCCACATTATAGAAAGTGAGGTGCAAATGTTATTAAGACCATATCAAGAAGTTGCAGTTAATTCTGCATCGGAAGCTTTAGACAAGCATGGCAACACTGTTGTAGTTGCACCTACAGGAGCTGGTAAAACAATTATGTTATCATCCCTCATTGGTAAGCGTCATGGTTCACGAAAAAATGTTCTGGTTCTTCAACACAGAGATGAGCTAGTCAACCAGAACATAAGCAAGTTTAAACGAATCAATCCGAACATATCTACTAGCGTTGTTAATGCTGAACAGAAAGATTGGAACGGAGATGCTGTATTCTCAATGGTGCAGACATTATCCAGACCGAACAACTTAGATAATATGAAAGCTATGGATATGGTGGTCGTTGATGAAAGCCACCATGTTGTAGCTGATACTTATACTCGGATTATAAATCATGCAAAAGAAATTAATGACAAAGTTGAGATCGTTGGGTTCACTGCTACGCCTAATCGTGGGGATAAAAAAGGTTTACGTGAAGTATTCTCCAATTGTTCTCATCAAATCGAGATATCAACACTCATTCGTGAAGGTTTCCTTGTCGCCCCAAAAACCTACGTCATCGATGTGGGTGTACGCTCTGAACTTCAAAATGTTCGGAAAACAGTGGTCGATTTTGATATGGATCAAGTAGCTCGTATTATGAACAAACGAGCTATCAACAAACGAGTTGTTGATGAATGGAAGAGTAAGGCAAGTGACAGAAAGACTGTAGTGTTCTGTTCAACAGTTGCACACGCAGAGGACTTATGTGAAGAGTTTGTAGAACAGGGTGTCAAAGCTGAGACTGTTACAGGAGAGACTGATAAAAATGTTCGGGCTAATATCCTGAATGATTTAGCCAACGGTGATTTACAGGTTGTAGTAAACGTGGCTGTATTAACAGAAGGTTTTGATGCACCACCTGTATCCTGTATTATATTAACTCGTCCATGTTCTTACAAAGCTACAATGGTGCAGATGATTGGTCGGGGCTTACGAACCATAGATCAAGATGAATACCCGAACATAATTAAAACAGATTGTATTGTTCTGGATTTCGGAACTTCTGTTCTTACGCATGGGTCATTGGAAGATGATGTCAATCTCGAGGGATCGGAGTCAAATATTCAAGGTCAAGCACCAGAGAAAATTTGTCCAGAATGTGACTCAGTTGTTCCTTTGAGTGTCAGAGAGTGTCCTATGTGTGGATACGAGTTTGGTAAAGGTCAAGATACAGACTTGGAAGAGTTTAATATGACAGAGATTGATCTGATTGATCGATCTCCTTTTAGATGGATGGACTTGTTTGGTACGGGTAAATGCCTATCAGCGACAGGATTTAATGGTTTTGCACTCGTTGCTGATCTTGGCGATCTATCCTGTGGCATTGTAAAGCGTTCTGGTGGCAAGTTAAGAATGGTCAGTATAGGAACAAAGCAACAGGCTATAGCCTCTGCTGACGACTTTCTAAGAGAGATTGAAGATAATAATAGTGCTCAAAAGGGCAGAAGATGGTTAAACGAAAGAATTAGTGATAAGCAAAAAGATATGTTAGCGAGGTCAGGTGTTGTTGTATCTGGGTTTGATTTTTCATGGACAAAGTATAGAGCTGCTTGTTATTTAAATTATTTGTGGAACAAAAGCAGAATAGATTCTATGATAAACAACGTAATAAAAAAGGATGTAGCATAATGACTCAAGTAGAAATTAAAATGGTTTTAAATACTAAAAATGGACAGATGAACTTAGACTTCTTTACTTCTGTTGAGGGTGTCTTTTTGTCTGAAGATGATGTGATGGATAAGATTAGTTCTATCATGGAAAAGAAAGTATACGAGAACTGTTGTGAGGTAGAGAATGGCTATGGAACTGCTTTTTATGAGAGTGAGGAACTGTTTACATTGTCATTTATGAAAACTAATGAAGGGGAAATTGAGAAATGGAGCGAAATGAAAGAAATGTCGAACCAGACAGTACACTAAAAAAAATAGGAAAATTGTTCGGTCAGATAGGTTGGAATAAAAAATTCACAGAACTTGATGAGCAAGATGTGCTATATTTAGTTATGTCTATACAACAAATGGAGAAATTAGAAGATGCAAACGAACTTGTCGAAACTTATCTGGCAGCAATCTGGCTCAAATTTAACATCGAAGATAAAAATGCCGAATTCCCATTCGGACGAAATGTGTCAAAAGATTCAGGAAACAGTTGATGAATCTATCAAAGAGGCGAACAAAAGTCAGAAAAGACGAACATATCTTGGTGCGTCTTCTCTGGGAGAATCGTGTTCTCGTAGGATACAATATAGATTTATGGGTCAGGAACCTGATAAGGAAAGTGAGTTCAGTGCTAAGCTTTTACGTATATTCCAATTTGGACATACGATTGAGGACATGGCACATGGTTGGTTGGTTAAGGCAGGTTTTGATTTGAGAAGCACAGATAAAAATGGCGAACAATTTGGTTTCTCAATAGCAGATGATCAGGTGAAGGGTCACATAGATGGTGTCATATGTGCAGGACCCGATGGGT